AGGCACAATGCGACAAAAGTAAAAAATGGTTTGCGTGTGCCTTCTAACTTGTGGAGTTTGCGTGAACTGATAAAAGATTTTCCGCAAGTCAAAAGTGTGTTAGAGCCGAATCGACAAGCAAAAGAAAACGGATTGAAAAGTCTTGTTGAACTGAAAAAACAGGCACGAGAGTTTGTATTCGACAAGCGATTGCGTGGTTATCAGAATGAAGATGTTTATTACTTGAAAGCGTTAAAGTGTGCAGGTGTCTTCAATGAACAAAGAACAGGCAAAACACCTACTTTAATTAGTTTGATTGCAAAACTGTTTCCAAGAACTAACTTAATCGTTTGTCCTGCAAGTCTTGTGTATAATTGGCAACGTGAATTTGAGAAGTGGTTGCCGAACATTCGAGTAGCAGTAGTTACAGGTACACCGAAGAAGCGTGAACAAATCTATGAAGACTTCAAAGAACATGGTGGCGTGTTGGTTGTATCAAAAGACACATTAAAAGCAGANACAGACAAGAGTGTTTACTTGCAGACGTTTGGAATGGTNATTGTTGATGAAGCACACTTCTTGCGTAACTATAAGACCACGCAAAGTAAAGCGATATTCAAACTACAAGCCGAGAGAAAGTANGCACTCACAGGAACACCNACAGTNAANCACCCTGCCGATATTTATGGTATCTTGCACTTCTTATATCCTAAAAAGTTTCCGAGTTATTGGCAATTTGCCGAACGTTATTTCAAAGTAGAAGAAAATTTTATGGGTTACAATGAAGTTTTAGGTGCAAAACCACATAGAGTTGATGAATTGCAGAATATTGTAGGTATAATAAGTGTGCAGAGAAAAAGAAAAGACGTGATGGAGTGGTTGCCTGATAAAGAGCGTGTGACCTTCTATTGTGAAATGAGTACGAAACAACGTAAAGCGTATGATGAAATGTTGCAATACTTCTTTGTAGAAGACACAGACGTTGATGCAAGTACAGTTTTGTCACAGTTGATGCGATTAAGACAGTTGTGTTTAGAACCTGAATTACTTGGACTTGATACAGGTAGTGGAAAGACTGATTCACTTCTTGATTATCTAAAAGAATCATCGAGCGAACCAACAGTTATTATGAGTATGTTTACAAGTTATTTGAAGTTTGCAAAACCTTTAATTGAAAGTATTGGATTGCGTGTAGGTATGATACATGGTGAAATGACCAACAAAGAAAAGATGGAACAAGCCGAGAAGTTTCAACGTGGCGAGATTGACGTGCTACTATGTAATATTATTAGTGCAGGTACAGGCTTTACATTAGACCGAGCCGATACCATTATCTTTATGGACAAGGCGTGGAATCCTGCCGAGAATGAACAAGCCGAAGACCGTATTACACCGACAACACAAGACAAGTTACACAAACACACGATTATTAGTTTCGTATGTCAGAACACCGTAGACGAGAAAATCAACACGCTTTTAGAAAACAAGAAGTCACTGACTGATATCGTCAACGAAGGTGGACTTAAAGCAATTAAAAAACTTTTAGGATAGGTGCTTGACGTGCAAAGTGTTATGTGTTATGATGATTATATCGAGAGGGGGTGAGTGTGTATGATGAACGGTAGAGAGATGTTGTTCATAACAAAGGTATTGGCGTGGCGTATGGAAAGTCCTGAAAACAGAACGGTATCAATTACGTTCGCAGATTATGGATTGTATGCTTACCTACATGGTAAACACAATGTTTGTGAAAGTGCGTGGTCACATAACGAAGGCGAGTTTGAAGCAACGATTAAAAAAATTGAAGAAAGAGAGTGTGAAATTGAATGTCAGAGCGAAACATTAGAGGAAGCGAACTTAACGACTTCTTGCGATGCAGAACAAGATGGAATTACAGTTGGAACGAACGCTTAACACCGAAAACACCGAACAACAAATTATTCTTTGGTACATTGTTTCATAAGTACCTTGAAAGTTTTTACACAAATTTTAGTCAAGCACAGGCGTTAACGGATATGAAGAAACTGTTTGATGAAACAGACACGTCAGGCATGGAACAGTTTGAAATTGACGAGTTATATGGTTTGGCGTTCAGTGTAGCCGAGAATTATTTTGCACAATGGAAAAGCGAAGATTCAAAGTTTGAAGTGTTGGCAACGGAATTGCAGTTTGCAATTCCTTTGTCCGACAACCTAAACTACACAGGCACGATTGATTTAGTTGTCAAAGACGAACATGGTCAGGTTTGGTTCTATGACCACAAGACCACCGCAAGTATTGAGATGTACGAAAAGAAAGCCGATATGGATAGACAGATTTCACGTTATTGGTGGGCGTTACAACAGTTAGGTTATGACGTTGCAGGTTTTGTCTACAACATTATCTTAAAAGAAGTGCCGAAGAAACCTGAACTACTCAAAAAAGGCGGTTTGTCACAGAACAAAGCACAGAAAACAACGCATGATTTGTACCTACAAGCGATTCAAGAGAATGGTCTAAACGTACACGATTATGCAGAGATGCTTGACCACTTAAAAGCACAAGGCAACCGATATTTTAGACGACTGAAAGTTACACGTTTACAACCTGAAATTGATGCGTCAATCGAAGAACTCAAAATCGTTACGCAGGATATGGACAATGCACGTATCTACCGTAACATTACAAAAGACTGTTCGTGGGATTGTGCTTATCAGTCCGTATGTCAAGCAAGTCTTGACGGTAGCAACGTTGATTATCTTATCAACCAACTATACAACAAAAAGGAGAATGTATGATGCTAAAAATTACTAAACCTGCCGAAGTACGTGAGGGTTTTCATGGCTTACTGTACGGTAAGCCTAAAACAGGCAAAACGAGTACCGCAGACGACCCGAAACTGAAAGTGTTGATTGCAGACCTGGAAGGTGGTACAGCAGTTTTATCCGATGCAAAGAATGTAGACCGAGTGGCGATTACAACGTTTGAAGAATTTAAGGAATTTACCGATATTGTTCAGCGTGGTTTCTTTGAGAAGCAAGGTGATTTCAAATACGACCTTATCTTTATCGACAGTATCAGCCGATTGCAAGAGTTAGTCAAAGAGTATGTTGCCAAGTCCTATGCACCTAACCGTAAGCGTGAGATTAGCGGTAAATTTGGTGCTATGGCGGATTGGGGCGACCTGCGTGACATTATGTTGTCAGCAGTCAAAGCGTGGCACTCAATCACAAAACGTGGCGAAAAATCGTTTCACGTGATGTGGATTGCACACGAAGGTGTTGTGAAAGATGAAATGACCGAACAGGCGATTGCCACCAAGATTCAGTTACAAGGTAAAGATACTGCCGATATTGTTATGGCACACGTTGACGGTATTTTCTATATGTTCAACAAGGTAAACGATGAAGGTGTTCTGCAACGTGGCGTGTTGACTACAAATCATGGTATCTACCAGGCAGGTGTTCGTCAGTCCAAGCATAAGCAACCACTACCTGCGGTTATTCTAAATCCTGTTTGGTCAGAAGTTTTCAATCAGTTGGGGTATAAAAGGGGGTGATGATGTGAGTAAGAAACAATCGTTAGTTGAGAACACTATGCTTTATGTGAAAGACGGTAAGTTAAACCTTACCGAGTTGCGTGTTGATGATAATTCGCTATACACACGTATTTGCACCATGTTCGAGAGCATTGAAGAATTTAAGAAAGAGATTGCACCGATTGAATGTTTCTACGACAAGAAAGCAAACTATGTGGCTAAAAAGAAAGATTCGGTCTATATTCCTACCATGCAAACAAAATCGTTGCGTAACGAGTTAGCGTTTCAAAAGTTGTCCGAGTTGCGTAAGACACAACCTTTTGAGCAGATTGCCGAGCGGTATGGAGTTTCTAAACAGGCAGTACAACAGTTGTTCGATAACCTGAAAGATTTTTACCAAGAATACATTGACGATGAAAACGTTGGTCATGTATAATCAAAACACCATCTAAAAAGGAGAGTATGACAAATGGGATTTTTAACAGTTAATCACAAAGAAGCAGAAGGCACTAACACAGGGTTTACACCGATTCCCGAAGGCGAGTACGAAGCAATCATTAGCGAAGCGAAAATTGGTAAGTCCAAAACGTCAGGCAACGATATGATTACACTCACGTTGACTATTCGTGACGATGTTCAACAACAGTATGGCAAACGTAAATTATGGGATTACCTTGTGGACACTGATAAAGCGAAGTTCAAATTTCAGCAAATTGCAAAAGCGTTACAGTTCCCCGAAGGTACAAAAGTTGACACTATCCACGACTTCCAAAAAGCAATTCAGTTTGCAAGTATTCGTATCGTTGTGAAAAATCGTGAAGAAGAATACGAAGGTGAAAAGAAAGTGCGTGACTTTGTGGCGACTTATAAAGCACCACAAGCACCTGCAAGAGCAGTAGCACAAGCAGACCCTTTCCAAACACCACCAACACCACAAGCAAATAAGAGTAACGATTTTCCGTTGTAATTCTGACCGAACGTAATACAGAAAAGTAGAGCAGGTAGTTGAAGTGTGGCTACCTGCTTTGCTATCAGAAGGGTGTGGGTTGACTTGTGTTTGAGAAAATATTTCCTAATATCAGCGTAAAACCGAACGGTGAATGTGATATACTATGCCCATTTCCTCACGATAAGGGTTATGATACAAGACCGTCAGCACATATAAATATAAACAAACGTGTGTTCCACTGTAAGACGTGCCAAGCAGAAGGTAGGTTTGAGAGCGGTGGATTGTCCGAGATTGGATTTATTGCCGAGTATTATGGTGTTACCTACGAACAGGCAGTTAAGTTGATACAGACGCTTGAAAAGTCCGAAGACGATGTGCAGTTTGAACAATGGCAAGAAGCCGAGAAGTTGTTACACAACAACATTGAACTGATGGACTATCTAAAAAGTCGTGGTGTTGAAGAAGCGACAATACAAGAGTACCGATTAGCCTACGGTGGCGATGGTATTATGTACCCGATTACATTGTACGGTGAGTTGTGCGATGTTCGCACATACGTTCCGAACGGTCAGCCTAAAATGCGGTCAAGAAAAGGTGCGTCAGCATTACTCTTTCCGTTTGACCATTGGCTACATGATGAACGAGATACGTTACTTTGTGCAGGTGAAAACGATGCACTATTAGCACGTCAGTTGGGATTCAATGCTTTAACTGTGACCGCAGGTGAAGGCAATTTCCCAAAAGTGTTTGTTAATTTGTTTTCAGGTAGAAAAGTTGCTATTTGTTATGATTGCGATGAAGCAGGTAAGAAGGGTGCAAGAACCGTTGCGTTCCTATTGAAAGAAGCAGGTGCAGACGTTTCTCTTGTTGATTTGGGTTTAGAAGGTACGAAAGAAAGCAAAGACCTTACTGACTACATTATTAAGCATAACCACAATGCAAACGATTTATACCAAAAGATTCAAGAAGCAGTAGCGTATAACGAAGATTTATTCAAAGAAGACAAAAATGTTGTGTACCCGATTATCAATCTATGGGATATTCCCGAAGGTAGATATGCAGGAAAGCGAGTGTCAGCACGAGTGTTGTTGTCAGGTAAATACGATTCACCGATGCAAACACCTACCGCTATCGAATGGGAATGTAACAATCCACATCTTACGTCAGACCGTTCACCTTGTATGACGTGTCCATTTGCTAACCAAAAAGGTTGGTGGACATTGGAAGAAAACCTAAAAGATGTGATGGAGTTGGTAGACGTAAATGAAACTCAACAAGATAAAGCAGTCAACAAGTTTATTGGACTACCGCAGAAGTGTCCAGGTGTACGCAAGGTTATCAAGGCACGAAAACCTGTTTACAAAGTGGTTTTCACGCCCGATGTGCCGAGCGAAGAAACAGAAGAATACAGAGCAGTAGAGCAGTATGCGTATACAGTTGGATTGAATCTACAAGACGGTGAGAGATACCGAGCGTTCTTCAAACCGTATGCACACCCTCTTGATGGTCAACGTGTGTTTATGATAGTTGATAGAGTTGAAGAAAGTGACAATGCTATCAATGCGTTTGAAATGACTGACGAGATTGCGGAGAGTTTGAAAGTGTTTCAAGGAAACCCATTTATAAAAATGGCAGAACGAGCCGAGCAACACCATAACTTCACCAAGATATTTAAGCCGAATCCGATGATAGCGAACGCTGTGGACTTGATGTACCACTCACCACTACGATTCAAATTTAATGGTCGTGAAATGAAAGGTTATCCTGAAATATTGATTGTAGGTGAATCGAGAACAGGTAAAACTGAAACCGCTCTTATGTTCCAACGATATGTAGGTATTGGTAACTTCATGGCGTTAAAAGGTGCTACTACCGCAGGGATTTTAGGCGGTGCAGATAAACTAACGACAGGTGGATTTAAGATAAATTGGGGTACTGTTCCACGCAATCATAAAGGTTTGGTCGTGTTAGACGAGTTGAGCGGTATGTCACGAGATGTGATGGCAAGTTTGACTGCTATGCGTTCCGAGCGTATGGCAACGGTGCATAAGATAGCGAAAGGTAAAGCACCTGCCGAAACAAGGTTATTATGGTGTAGCAACCCACGAGTAAATTCAAACGGTCAGTCGGTGAATATCAAGGACTATCCAACAGGCGTACACGTTATGTTAGATTTGATTGGTAGTGACGAAGATATTGCACGTTTCGACTTGTGTATGCTTGTTGTGAAAGAACACGATTCGTCACCATTAGACGAACCGACAGTTAAAGCCTACGAACCTGATATGTACGCAAACTTAATTAAGTGGGTGTGGACACGTACAAGCGAACAGATTGTGTTTGCAGAAGGTGTTGAAGAATACATTATACAGGTGGCGAGTGAACTAAATGAAAAGTATGATACGGATATTAAATTATTTGGTGCGGAAGCATGGAAGAAAGTTGCGAGAGTTGCCACCGCTTGTGCAGGTGCTACTTTTAGTTGCAGTAGTGACTACAAACGTATTGTTGTTACAAAAGACCATGTGGATTGGGCAAGTCGTTTTCTTTCTAACAATTACAACAACAACGTATTTCGTTTGGTTGACTACGTTACCGAACGAAGAAGTTACAACGAAACGAACGAAGCGGTAAATACAGTGGTTGCAAGTATTTGTCGTACAAATCCTATGGTTGTTAAGACGTTATTAAGTAGCGTGTCGCCTGTTCCAACAGGAAACTTGATGGCAGTATCAGGGTTAGAGCGAAGTCCGTTTAATGATGTAGTCAATAAATTATCATCTAACTTTTTAGTGACAGTCAATGCGAATGGGTTGATGGCAACAAGACGGTTACGGTTGGCGGTTGACGCATACCGAACTGATTACAAGAATACAAAACTAATACCATTATCACAACAAGGGAGTGTAGGTGTGTGAGTATGCGAGATTTATTAGCCGAGTACGATGAAGATATTTTATGTGCCGATGGTTTTGACGAAGCGATTATTGGAGTTGTTCACGTAGGCAGTAATACTATTGCACTATACGACATGGAAAAATGTATTGAAATACTTATGCGTGATGATATGAATTACGAAGAAGCATACGAGTTTTTTATATACAATGTGTTAGGTTCGTATGTTGGTGAAAAAACACCTGCGTTTGCAGAATTTATTGAAAAGGAAGTGTAGATGTATGATTATCAACGTTCAAGCATTGGATAAAGATGCAATTATTCCTCAATATAAAACAAAAGGTGCGGCAGGTTTTGACTTTCATGCACTAAACGAAACACTTTTATATGCAGGTGAGTGGACACAAGTACGAACAGGGGTAGCGTTTGAAATTCCCGAAGGTTATGAGTTAGAGATTCGTGGTCGTAGCGGTTTGGCGTTCAATGAAAATATAATTGCTTTCAATGGAACGATTGATAGTGATTATCGTGGTGAGATTAAACTTTTACTTAAATTCGATGAAAAAGATGGCTACTTGCGTAGAATTAAGAAAGGTGAACGTGTTGCACAGGGTATAATAAAGAAGGTAGAACAAGCAACTTTTGAACCTGTTTTGTTTCTAACTGAAACAGAGCGTGGTGACGGTGCTTTTGGGAGTACAGGCAAATGATATTCAAAATTGTAAACCTGGTTGCCAACGTTGGAACGTGGGTTATTGTAGTTCTAAATCTAATTACTGTATTGCAGACAAAGAAAATGCTTGAACAAAGGAAGTGTGAGTGTGCAGATAACGATAGCGAACGAAACCCATTGGATTGAATATACTGAAAATGCAGAAGTGATTACAAATAAGTTGTTCTTGCATAAACCTGACTACATTACGTTCGACACCGAAACTGATGGACTTCATATTAAGAAGGCAAGACCGTTCCTATGTGCAATAGCGTGGGAGTGCCAGGTATTCGTATTCCCACCTACCATTTTATCGGAGTTAGTGAATTGGTCACAGATGGTCAATCGTGTTTATGCACACAACACAACATACGATATGCACATGATGGCTAACGTGTGTGGTGATGATGCACCATTAAAGGTTCGAGCGTGGGGCGATACGATGGGATTGTGTCGCCTGATATTTGAAGCAGTATCAGCAGGTGATGGTGGCGATAGTCTTGCTCTTAAACAGATTGGTAAAAAGTATATTGATGCTACGTCAGACCGCTATGAGAAAGACGTTAAGGCGTGGCTAAAAGCAAAAGAAGCACAGGACAAGAAAATCCTGATTGCGATGTTACGTGCAGTTGGTTGGTCACTTGCAAGATTACAACGAGCATTAGACGGTGCAGAAGAAGTACCTTGCGATGTTATTGATATGTATAATGCGTTTCAACGTGAATACCCAAAACCGACTTATAAAGACGTTCCGATGGATATTATGCTACCTTACCTGGCTGTTGACGTGATTTTAACCAATATTTTAGTTCATAAGGCAAGACCGATTATCAATAACAAAGAACAGAATGAAGTTGCAAAACGTGAGTTTCGTTTAATACCTGTTGTATACAAAATGGAACGTGTCGGACTTGAAGTAGACCGAGATTATCTAAACGAAGCACATTATAAAATGTCACAGTACATTGAAGACTTACGAATTAAATCACATCAGTTAGCAGGTCGAGAGTTTAACGTAGGGCAACACGCACTTATTAAGGACATCTATACGGACATAACAGGCGAACGCCCTGAAACAACTGATAAAAAGTTTTTATCGAAACAAGCGTCAAACGGTGACGAGTTAGCCAAAATCATTAAGACGTTACGCAGATTGGAAAAGTGGCAGTCTACTTACATTGAAAAGATACTCAATGATTCAGAGTATGATGGTCGTTTCTACACACAAATGAACGCATACAATACTGTAACAGGCAGATTTAGTGGCGATGCACAACAGTTTCCGAAAGATGCGATTGTAGATGAGTTAGGAAACGAGATATTTAACCCACGTAGAGCGTTCAAAGGGCGTGTGTACTACCTTGACTACTCACAGGTCGAGTTACGTGTTCAAGCACATTACACCATGTATTTTGGCGGTGATTTGAACCTATGCCGAGCGTATATGCCTTTCAAATGTTACGAGAAAGATGGTGTGTGGTATACCGAAGAATCACATCAAGAATGGACACCAACTGACGTTCATTCAGCCACCACAATCAAAGCACTTGAAGCGATGGGTATTGACTACAAGACGCTTGACGAAAAAGAGTTTAAGCGTTGGCGTAACATTGGCAAGATGTTCAACTTTATGCGTAACTATGGTGGCGGTGATAAGAAAGCGTCAGAAGTGTTAGATATTGATATGGAACAAGCAAAAGCACTTAATCAAGGTTACACGAACGCATTTCCGTTAGTTATCGAGTACCAACGAGCAGTTGAACGAGCGTTGTACGATAAGACGTACACCAAGAACCTTTATGGTCGCAGATATTATCTTTCAGATTCGTGGCGATTTTATAAAGCGGCTAACTATGTGATACAAGGTTCGTGTGCAGATATGCTTAAAATGAAAATGATTGAGATTGACGATTTCCTTGTGAGCAACAAACTAAAAAGCAAGTTGGTCTTATGTGTACATGATGAATTGCAGTTTAACGTAACACCTGATGAAGATTGGATAATACCTAAAATCAAAGCAATTATGGAAGATACGCCTGACGTAAAAGTACCTATTGTTTGTGAAGTAGAATTTACCGAAACCTATTGGAGTGACAAGAAAAGTTTGGTATAATAACAAAACCACACTTTGAGGAGGTTTACTATGAAATGTTATCTTTGCGGAGGAAAGATTGAAGAAAATGATTTTTACGCTATAACACATGATAACGAATACTATCACTTGTCTGTGCAAGATTGCAGAAAGAAAAAGGAGGAAAGTGAATGAATAATTGGTTAAAAAAATTGTTTTCTATCGAAACAAAAACACCTGTTTTAGAACCTCCAAAACCTGAATATGGTGCTATTCTTTGTGTTTCGTGCGACAAATGGAATCGGTTTGAACTAAAAACGCTGTTTGAATTTACATCAGAGCCTTTGATGTATAAAGTACCTTGCTTACATTGTGGTGATGATATAGTGTACGACCCACCACCACCAAAACCAAAACCAAAAACAAGTATTACAATGGAAGATTTGCGATTGAACATAAAGGAGGAAAAATAATTGTTATTATCTAACGAATTTATCTCGCAATACCCTGATGCACCTGAACACATGAACCAATTATCATCGTTCGTATTCTACCGCACATACTCTCGGTGGGTTGACGAAAAGAACCGCAGAGAAACGTGGAAAGAAACGTGTCGCAGAGCAGTAGAGTACAACGTAGGACTTGCGGCTACATATCTTGAAAAAACAGGATTGCGTTACGATATTGTTGAACTGCAAAAAGAAGCACAAGATTTGTTCAACAGTATGTTTAACCTAAAACAGTTTTTATCAGGTAGAACACTTTGGGTAGGTGGAACGAAAGCAAGTGAAAAATACCCTCTTGGAAACTTTAACTGTTCGTTCACGAACATTGAAAAATGGGAAGATTTAGGTGAGTTGTTCTATCTCTTGTTAGTAGGAACAGGCGTAGGGTTTAAGTGTACGAAAGAAATGGCTAAAAACCTACCAAAAGTGCGTACAGACGTGAAGTTAATTCACAGCGAATACAATCCACTACCGTCACACGAACGTTTGGAAGACACAGACGTACACATTCTCGAAAATGGCTACGCTAAAATGCTCGTGGGCGACAGTAAAGAGGGTTGGGTGTCTGCTCTTACCTGGTATTTCAAATTGATTAGTGAATCTAAATACAATAATATTCACACTATCAAAATCTCGTACAACTCGGTCAGACCAAAAGGCGAACGACTAAAAACATTTGGCGGTACAGCAAGTGGACACGAACCATTACAAGAGATGTTTGAAGGATTTAACAAAGTGTTGAAGAATGAAATTGACCCAACACTTGCACCGATTGTTGACGGTCATGTAAGACCAATTCATATTTTAGATATGGGCAATCTTATTGGAAACAATGTTGTGGTTGGCGGTGTTCGTAGAACCGCAGAAATTTTCCTTTGCGATGAAGATGATTGGGAAAGTATTTTAGCCAAGTACGGAATTAACGGAATATGGACAAAAGAAGCGTTAGAGCGTCACGATGAAATTGCAGGTATATTAGATGAGATGGGCGTTAAACCTGCTTGGTTTGACGAGATTACTTCGATTGGCGATGGTCGTTTCCATCTAAATCATAGACGTATGAGTAACAATTCTGTTGCATTTACAGAGAAACCTTCAAGAGAAATGTTAAACCTTATCTTCACCATCATGCGTGGCGAGGGCGAACCAGGTTTTGTGAACTTGGAAGAAGCAGGTAGACGCAGACCGAACGCAGAAGGTTTGAACCCATGTGCCGAGATTTTACTTGATAGTAAAGGTGTGTGTAATCTAACAACGATTAACGTAGACGCTTTTGTTGTAGACGGTAAGATTGATAGAACAGATTTGTACAAAGCACAACAACTTTCAGCAAGAGCAGGACTTCGTATGACATTGGTAGAGTTAGAGTTAGAAGGTTGGTCAAAAACACAAAAGCGTGATAGACTACTCGGTTGCTCTCTTACAGGTTGGAAAGATGCACTTGCTAAAATTAACGCAGACCGTTTTGACGAGTACGATTTGTTATGCGATTTGTCTTTTATTGCAAGAAACGAAGCAGACGAGTATGCTAAAAAGTTGCGTGTACCTGCACCGTTGCTTGTGACGACTGTAAAACCCGAAGGAACGCTCTCACAGTTAGCAGGTGGTGTGTCGTCAGGTTTACATTGGTCACACAGTCCGTACTACATTCGTAGAATCAGAATCAATGCGACTGACCCACTTGTAAACGTAGTTAGAGAGTTGGGTTGGAACATCAACGCAGAAGTCGGTCAGACATTGGAAAACGCACGAACGCTTGTCATTGATTTTCCGATTGCGAGTGGTGCAAAAGTGACAAAAGATGACATATCGGTTGCAGAGCAGTTTAAGACATACTTTGACTTCCAAAAAGCATATACTGAACACAATTCGTCAAACACAATTACGGTTAAACCGAATGAATGGGAAGATGCAGAAGAAATTGTTTGGAAGGGTTGGGATAATTTTGTAGGTGTGTCGTTCCTATCACACGATGGCGGTACTTATCAGTTAGCACCTTACGAAGCGATTAGCAAAGAGCAGTACGATTCGATGGTTGCAACGATGAAACCGTTTGACCACAAACTGTTAGAGAAATACGAAGGTGAAAGTACGCTTGACGGTGTGGAGAGTTGCGATAATGGGGTTTGCCCTATTCGGTGATGTGTGATATAGTATAAGTATCATACACACTCTCCTATGGCGTACAAGACGAAACTGCTTGTACGCCAAATTTTTATTTTAAGGGAGTGTTGAAATGAAAGTATTGTGTTTTGACCCATCAGGGAATTATAATGAAGGTAGTGGTACAACAGGGTGGGCGGTATTTGAGAACGATGTTCTTACCGAGTTTGGCACGATTAGTGCAGTTGACCACGATTCTATTGAAGGTTATTGGGCAGAACATGAAACGCTAATAGCCATCAAACAACCGAATATTGTCGTGTGCGAATCGTTTAGGTTGTTCGCACACAAAGCAAAAGTGCAAACAAACTCGCAAATGGAAACACCACAACTGATAGGTTACTTGCGTATGGTCTGTTGGAAACGTAAAATTAAATTGGTGTTTCAACAACCTTCTGATAAGTTACGTGTAACAGACCCGATATTAGTTAAGATGGGTGTGTTTGAACTAAAAGGAAAGCAACACTACTGTAACGGTAAACCGACAAACTTGCACATTCGAGATGCAATTCGTCATGGTATCTACTTTCACAAATACCGAAAGGAAGGTGTTGAAAATGGAATGTCCGATTTGCGGTAAAGATTGCGAAGGTGAGTTTGAAGTTATTGAAGTGCGTTCAACACCGATGGAAGATATGGCAGACTATTTATTTGAAGGACTTATTGAAAAAGGTTATGTAGTTAATTATGATAATATCAATATGATTTTAGAAATGATAAACGATTATATGATGCAAAACGGAGATGTGTATACTGATGATGATGAAGAAGAATGTTCTTGATAAAGGTTACGTTAGATTAGTAGACGTTCTTGGAAATGATTTAACACCTGTCAATGCGGCTCGTGTATCTTATGATAAGGAATCGTCAGAATTATCTGACAAAGATGAAAGATTACTGAAATTTCTTGCAAGAGAAGGTCATACAAGTCCGTTCCGTCATGCGATGTTGCAGTTCGAGGTGTATGCACCTCTTATGGTTGCTCGTCAATGGTGGAAGTATGTTGTAGGTTCAGACCACACGATGGAAGCGTGGAACGAGAGTTCACGCAGGTATATAACAGAAAAACCTGAATTTTACAAAGTAAGTCCTGATGAGTGGCGATTAGCACCTGAAAACAGTAAGCAAGGTAGTGGCGACCCTTTGTGGTTGTATGATGCGGAAAGTGCTAAAATGGCAACACAAGCATTATTTGAATATGTAGACACAGGATTGAAAGCCTACGAAAAAGCACTTGAAATGGGTATTTGTGCCGAACAAGCAAGATTATTCTTACCTGCATACGGTCTGTACGTTAGATGGTATTGGACAGCGAGTTTGGCAGGTGTCGCACACTTCTTAAATCAGCGTTTAGAGCATGATGCACAGCGAGAGATACAAGAGTATGCCAAAGCAGTCAAATACCTCGCAGAGAGCAAATTCCCTGTCAGTTTGAAGGAGTTGTTGAGTAATGGATAATGTAAACCACCCACAACATTACACGCAAGGCGGTATTGAAACGATTGATTATCTTGAAGCAAAGTTGACAGGTAAAGAGTTCAGAGGGTATCTAAAAGGAAACATTCTGAAATACATGAGCCGAGCCAATTTGAAAAACGGTGCGGAAGATTACAAGAAAGCACAATGGTACTTAAATAAACTAATTGAGGTGATTGAGAATGAGTAAGTTGATTGCGTTAGATAACGGACATGGTTTGAACACCGCAGGTAAGAGAACACCACGCTGGACAGACGGAACAACATCTATCTACACAAAGAAACCGTTTATGCACGAGTGGGAGTTCAACAGAGGTGTGGTGAAACGACTAAAAGTGGAGTTAGAGCGGAACGGTTTTGAAGTTCTTGAAGTAAGTCCGACAGAAGATGATACGTCAATCAACGCACGTTGTAGAGCGGCTAATAGTGCAAACGCAGATTTGTTTGTATCAGTTCATGCAAACGCTCTTGCTAACACTTGGAATGACCGAGTAAAAGGTATCGAAACACTCACGTCAGGTAAAGGCGAAAGTTTACGACTTGGAACAATTCTGCAAAAACACATGGTAGCCGACACAGGACTTGTAAATCGTGGTCTAAAAGACGGTAAGTGGCTTGGGGTAGTCAAGTATACCAAAATGCCATCGGTGCTTGTAGAAGGTGGTTTTATGGACAATCCGAGCGAAGCAAGGTTGCTTAACAGTAACGAGTATCGTGACGTGTTCGCAAAGGCACTTGCAAAAGGTGTTTGTGAGTATTACGGAGTGGTGTACAAGTGAACGAAAAAGATGCCGATGCAATCATCGAGATACTAAAAGAAAAGTATGTTGAAGGTATTGCACGACAAGACGAGAAAATGAAAGAAGAAGTTGAACGACTAATTGAAGTAGTAAAAAACACCCTACAAGCGTAGGGTGTTCTTTTTTAGCAACATTTACAGTTAATACGACCACATTTTTTACAAGGCTTTGCACTACCTTTTTTCATAAACTCACCCCATTCTGTTTCTTGAATTTAAGTATGAGTTGTAAAGTTTATCTTTTTGAATAGCGTCAGGCTCAAAAAACATTTCAGGTCTTGGTTTTGGTCTTTCGATTGTAGGTGCATCTGCTACCATCGGGTTTGCAAAAAAATTGTACATATCCATAGCGGTTAAAACTTGACCAAGACCAGGAACGATTCTACTTCCCAACTTTCCTAAACCTTTTCCTATATCACCTGCTACATCTACAACTTTTGAAAGAGTAGACGGTTTTGCGTTTTTTTCAATCGCTTCTTTATACGCTTGTTCAAGACTTTTGGCAGGTAACGGTGCTTCTTCTCTTGTTAATGGAAAAGGTATTTTACCTAATCTTCCTTCTCCTTCTTCCATTAAATATTTTGGAAAGTTTTTAACATAGTCGTGACTGTCAGGGTCGAGTTGCTCTGACCAACGAATATCTCTTGACCGTAACTCAACAGGCATATCCGTATAGCCTAACTCTTTCAAAACTCTTGCTCTGTGCCTACCTTCATGACCATATACTTTTTCTGTTTCATCGTCAAACGTATCAAATTCTAAAAAAGGTAAATCAGACCACCTAATACCTTTTTGTAAGGCTTCCCTTGCTCTTGAACTGTGTTCTTCGTTTAAGGGTTTTGCCAAACGTAAAAAGTTTTCAATAGGCATATTTATAATTTTTTGTCTTGCTTTGAATTGTGGCGTAGTGTCATCTAAAAGACCTTCTTTGAAAATTTCTTGAATGGGTTTTAGTGATTTATTAGGCTTGTCGTTTAGATTTTCTATAAGTTGTTTTTCTTGCATAAGTCGTTCTTCAAGCCTACTCCTAAAACTGTTTGCTTGTTCAAGATAGTAAGGGTCTTTTGTTTCTTCGTACATTTGCATATTGCCTTCTATAACATTCATTAAGTATTTTTTATCCACAAGTTCACCTCCTCACATAAAGTTTTCTAACTCATGAACCTTGATTCCCCACTTACCTTTGACACCTGACATTTCCACGATGTTGCAAGACGGTTTGTTAATGCGATAGCCTTTTGTTTTTGCATAACCTGACCAATTAAGGAACGTACCTGCATTAACAAAGTATTGCTCTCTAACCGTAGGCTTCTTGTTGTGTAAGTCTATGTCAACGTAGATTTCTGAACCGTAGTTCCTACGGTGCGTATGTTCTCCCCATATAACGTCACATCTAAATTCTTCGCCTTTTTTCTGCAACTTACCTAAATTAAGATTGCTACCTGTTGAACCCGATATATGATGGATATAATGAGTGTAGGCGTTCTTGCCAATAACTAACTGTAAGATTGCTAAATCACCGAAATAGCGTATATTTAGCGTATCGCAGAACCACTCCATAGGTGATATGTCATTAAACTCTTGTGAGCGTGTACCGTCATGATTACCGTCTATTTTACCTAATATACGGTCTTTAATCGGTTCGAGGTATTTAACTAACTCTTTAATCTGTTCTCGTGGTGTCATGTTTTCTTCAAACTGTGACGACTTTGAACCTTTGTTAGCGTGGTTAATACTGTCACCACCGAGAAATACGTACATATTAGGTGTTCGTTTGACTAACTCGATGGCTTGGGAAAAGGCTTCTGAATCGAAGCCTTTATGCCCAATGTGAATGTCTGAAAAGTCGATTAAGTATATTTTATCTTCATTAAACCTATGATGTGCGTAGTGTTTTTTAAGGTCTTGCTCTAACCTTTTGAACACACTACTCACCGCCTATTTTGTTTTTGATGATTGCTAAATCGCCTTTGATTTCTTCTGACAGACTATCAATAATCTGAATGTAGCGTTCTTCTCTTTTTTGGTTCTCCCACAAAACATACACGACCAACGCAACAAACAGTCCGTATTCTTTTCCGATTTCTGCCAACCAATCCACTTTAATCAACTCCTTTTTTATTCAAATTTTTTGAAGGGGTTTTTTGAACTCTTGCTACTACTTTGTTTCTTTTGAGTAGGGTATTCAGTTTTGTTTTTAACGTCTTCAATGTTTCTTGAACGACCCATCAACAAGTCTTGAATATTATCAAATAGATTTTTGCTATCTTTTTCGTTAGTCATTCCTTCATAACCGCTTAAAAATCTTGAACCTACGCCTGTCTGTCCTGTTAAGTATCTTGCAAGATATTCAGGATTGTCGAAGTAACTATCAGCATTTCCATAATATTTATTGTAATCTATTGGTTTTCCTGTATAAAGTTGATGGTTTGCAAGAAGTTCAAATGGCGACCTAACAAACGGAGAAGTCATACTTGCCGCTTTTCTTGGGTCTGTAAGAACTGCTAAATCTTGAATTGGTAGGCGTGGGTTGTAAAGTTCATCACCAAGTTTTAGAAACTCGCCTTTAAGATAACCTGGAATTGCCGAATCGTCTTGTAAATCTTGTGTAGATTGGTCTTTTAGTTTTTCGTAAGTTGCCATGTATTTTGGACTTTTTAACGCTTTTTCGACTTGAAGCGGAATGTTATTTTTAGTCCAATTCCAAAACGGTACAAACGCTCGAACTGCTCTATCTGCCGAAGTTAATTCTTGATAATTAAACAAGTGTTTGCGAACAGAATCAGCCGCCATTTTTGTGTTTTTGGTTTTGGCTAAAACATCTAAATAATGTGCGGTTCTAAAAAAGTTGTCCATCACATCACTTGTGGCTCTACCTGCACGAACATAACCGCCATAAGCCTGTAAAGGAAGTGTAGCACCTTTTGGAACAAAACGAGCGTCTTGTATTTTTTTGATTGTGTCTTTATTACCTTGTGCTAAATTTTCAGCACCACGTAAAGCACGAGTAAAGATACCTGAATCATCTGCTCGATTGTCTGCCTTTGCAAACGAACTTTCCAACATATCTGAATAAGAGGTTTGGTTGAGAACACCTTTATCTAACATATCGCTTATAATTTTTTCTTGCTGTTTAGTTAGTTTTCCTGACTTTCTTGCGTTTAGCAAGTCGTAGGCTTCTCTGTAAGAACTTGCACCAACACCTGCCATTGTGTTGTTTGTTACAAGTCCGACAAAGTTGTACCAATAGTGAGAAGGAACAACGGTTGTTGTTAAAGTTTTGAAGACGTTGTTTGCGGCTTCTACGTTACGCAACACTTTTTCTATACCTTTATCAGTAAACACGTCTTTAACTCTTTCAAGACCGTCTAAAACTTCACGATGAACCATTGTGCCTTCTGCTAAACCTAACGCTCTTGCTTCGTCTTTATTTAACTCTTTATAGTAATCTCGTTTAGAAGTTGCTGTGTATTTTGGAACATCTTTTCCTTTTGCAATAATATAACCGTTTTTTGTCAAAGTTCCTTGTAAATCACGCATAGCGTTTGATTTAATAGATTTGTAGTAACGTTTTGTAAGTGCGGTAAAAGGGTCACGCTCGTATAAATTTGAAACAACATCAATTTTATTTTGTAACTCGTCAAATTCTTTTGAGTTAGCAGGAAACTTCGTTTGTTGTTCTTGTAATACCGCCAACGCATTATCAACCTGTGCCATTGTCTGATAAGATTTACGCTCTTTTGCAAACTGATTACTTTTAGATTTTGTAATCAAAGCACCGATTTCAGGGTCGTCACGATAAGCCGCTTCTAATTCATCAAGTTCTTGGTCAGTTCTATTAACAACGTGTGGGAAATAATTTGCTCTTGAAGCATATGCGTTTCCTGACGCTTCATCAGCACGTTTAATCTCTTTTGCAACTCTACTCATATTTTGTGCTACACCTTCGATTTGCTCTGCTTTTTTCAAAACATTTCGGAGTTCTGTTTCTATAAGTGTATAACCTTGTGCAAAATCATCAACAAACTCGTCTACTGAAAGTTTGTTTGGTGATTTGTCTGAAACGTATTCTGCTATTCTTTTAATTTCTTCGTTAGTTAAACTACCATCAGCACCGTTAGCAATTCGCAAAATTGATTCTTTGAAAGAAAGTTTGTTTGAACCTTTTATTTTGGAGATTTCATTGGTCAAATCTTCAATCTGTTGTTTCATTTGAGCGGCTTTTTGAACATTTACTTGTGATTTAGAGTTTTTAATCCTATTGTATTGCTCTTTTATTTGTTTAAGATTTACTCTTAAATCTAAAACTTTTTGAGCAATAGGACTGTCTAACAACTCGTCAGGGAAGTCTTTTTGAACAACGTAGATAATATCTCTAATCTCTTTATCACTCAAACCTTTTGCTTGTTGCTTAACAGTTACCATCATTCGTTCCATCTCACGTCTGCGACCTACAACTTTATTGTTAGCATCAACAATTTCATCACCCATATTATTTACATTCTGCTCTTGTGAACGTAGTGTACGAGCGTTAAAGATATTGCGAGATAGTTTTGAACGTAGAGCAGACGTTCCACCTGCATCGGCTACAAATTTACTTGTGTCAGCACCTATTGTTGTTGCTTTTGACGTTGGGGTTACGTATCTTGTATATTGGTTGAAATCTACACTGTTCTTCAAATCATCAATTCGTTTTTGAACTACGCTGTTAATTGCTTTTCCTTTATTTTTACCGCTACCTGTCACATTTTTACTAACAAACTCTAAAAAGTTTTTGTCCAAACCTTTTGGCAACATACCTTTATTTGTTTCAACAATGTTAAGGTAGTGGTCTAACTCGTCTAACATTTTTCGTGTTTCTTTTGGAATACCTTTTACGCTAAAATCACGCAAAAATTTTGAAGAATATCCGTCAAGTTGTTTTGCTACATCAAACGTAGGTTTACCTGTTACTGCATCATTCATAGATTCTAAAACTTTTGAATCAGGTAAACTTCTTGTTTGAATATTAGAAGTTCTTTGCAACAAGTCTTGAAACTCTTGTGTCGTCAGTTGGCTTTCTGATTTTCCATAACTTTTTTGAAGAAAATCATCTTTTCTTTTACTGATTTCTTCTGTGATTTTCTTTATTTCGTTTTTGTAACCTGTTGGTTTTGCTTCTGAAAGTTGTTTAATTTTGTTTGCTTCTTCTACTGACGTAAACGCTTGTTGAAGCATCTCCGTAGCGGCAGTTGCTTCTTTTGCACCAATAGGTAAATCACGATAAACCAAACCTGACCATTCGGGTTTTTTGAAAATAGACCCTTCAAATTTAGTAAAAGGAATGTTCCAATTTAACAGAGAGTTTTGCCCTTCTACTCGACTTCCTTTTACCGCATCATCAATTTGTTTTCCATACGTTCGTTGAACTAAATCTCTGTTAAGCGGAGTTGTAGCCGCCTTAAAATCTCGAAGTGCTTGGGTATTCTCGCTAATTAAATTGTCGTAGTACGAAGCGTCAATTTCATCAAACGCTTTACCTGCTTGTAGTTCACCCTTTACAAAAGCACTTTTTTCTCTTTGTAAACGATTTAAGTTGTCAACAACATCATCTTGTGTTTTTAACACATCACCAAACTCGTCAATAACGTCAAGTTTTGCAGTATCATCTACTGTCTTTTGAGCAATATCATCAAGAAGTTTGTCGATGGCTTTGTTTTGTCCTTTTACAGTAACGGATTTACCTAACTTAACCGCTTTACCTGCAATTTTTTCAGTTGCGTCTTCTGCTACATTTTTTGCCACCCCACGAACTACACCACCGACACCGCTTTTAACAAGACCCCCTACCCCTGTATAAGTAAGGGGGTCAAAAACTACGTTGCCTAAAAAACTTGTAATATCAAACAAGTCAGGTGCATACCAAGAGTTACCTTTGCGACCTTTTAACCAATTATAGTTACCGCCTTCTTGTGCTTGATTCCAACCAAGATTGTTTAGAATGTCGTCAAAATCTTTCTTTTCTGTGCCTGATATACCGCCCTTCAATCCTTGCCAACCTGTTGTACTTGCATCACCGTCTGTCCAATTTGCTATTGCACCTGTGACTGCACGTTGAGGGCGAGAAATATAATCAAGAGCGTCTAAATACCAGGGTTGGTCGTATTCTTCGACTTGTTTTTTTTCTTCTTTTTCCTTTTTACTTTGCATGGCTTTAACATAAGCGTTTGCAAAACTTCTGTAATCTGTTGACATACACTCACCGCCCTTTATTTACCTTCTTGAATTTGCTTTGATATTTCCAAAGCGGCTTGTTGTTTTGCTCTTGCTTTGTCATACCTGTCTAAAAGGTCGTTGTATGTGTTTTTACCTTCATCGGTGCTTGTGTCAACGTTAGCCATAGCGTTTAACAAAGTTTCTGCATCTGCTCTATGATTTTCGTAAATATTTACATAGAACGCAACTCGCTCTGTTTTAGTTGCACCTTCTCTTGTAAGTTTAGCGTTTTCCTTATCAAAATCTAATTTAGCCTGTGCTTGTGAATTATCTGCGTCTATTCTTGCTTGTGTGTTCGCTGTGTCTGCGGCTATTCTTGCGGCATTCATACTTAATTGATTTTGTCTTTCTAACTTATTTTGTCCTGCTTGGAACTGTTGTGTGTTAATACGTTCACCTTTTTGGAACTGTTGTGTGTTAATACGTTCACCACGTTGAAACTCTTGTGTTTTACCACGTTGCTCGTCTTGGAACTCGTTTTGCACAAGTGGTGCTAACATACCTGCTTCTCTTGCACGATTTTCAAGGACTTTATCAAACATTTCTTGAAAGATTTTAGACTGACGAGTGTTTTGACGTTCGCCTAAAAGTTCTGTTTGTTGTGGTGCGTACATTCTGTTTGCTTCTGAAAGTTTATCTTGTGTTTGTGAATATAGTTGTGCCATACGGTCTTGTTTGTTAGCGTTCAAACGAATTTGTGCGTCAGCCATCAAACCTGAATTAGAAACACCACGCCCACCCATACGTTCACGAGAAGAAAGATATTCACGAAACATTTGGTCGTTAATATCACGTTGAGCAAGATTCTGATTACGTCTAATACCTTCTGAATCAGCGTCACGTAACGCTTGAACTTGTTTAATACGCATATCAATCGCTTTTAGTCTGTCAGCATACTCTTGTGCCGCATCTTTTTCGACTTTACCGTATTCAGCCGAGCCTTGTTGCGGTGTTTTAATTATACTATTGTATTGATTACGATACGTTGTGCTGTAATTTGCCATTTATCTCACCACCTTATGCGTAGTATGCGTCATACCATTTCTTTAACCAACTGCGTGTATCTTCGCCACGTTCTACCGTTGTCCACACACCGTCTGAATCTTCAAACTGCTCGATTTCATATGTGTTTTCGCCTGTCATGTAAGGCTCTAACAAAGTAGTTACACCGTCTTTATTACCTTGTTGTCGCAATACCTCTGCATAAAAATACGCTTCAACTTCTTCTTGTGAGTAGTCGTCAATGATGGAGTGCCAAAACTCAACTTGCGTTCCATCAACATCGGCAATCGAGTGTTGTTTGTTTTTCTCGTCTAAAAACAAATAAGTTATCATTATTATTCCTCCCACGCTTGAACTGTTGTATTTACATCGGAGTTACCGCCTGTATTATTAAACACTCTAACTGTACCGCCTGTGTACGGACTTAAAATACCGTTTGAAAATGTTAATGTATGCGGAGTGTTTGCAGGTAATCTTGTTTTCAAAAACAATGCAGTACCGCCACTTCCGTTGTCAAAAACAAAAACATAAATACCTGCGTTTGAAACGCTTATCATGATTTGTGTAGGGCGGATTTTGTAAATACCTAATTGTGCATTATAGATAGTAAAACCACTACCGTTTGTAAGTCCATTCCACTCTGATTGTTGATAACGGTCTGCTCGTCTATCGTCTACCCATGTTGTACCACTAATTCGGACTTGATTTAAGATTCTTGGCTCATTTGCAACAAACACTTTTAATTGGTCGCCTGTAATCTCTGCAACTGCACCTGCTGTACTTCCAACGATTTGAATTGGAAATCTGTTTGAAGTTGATACCGCAGTACCACCGACAGAAAGTGCAGTTGGTAAAGCGTTTGACGTACTAATTGGCAAACCACCGTTGTCTAAAACTCTGACTGCGTTTGCAGTACCGCTTAATGTTACGCTTGGTGTTCCTGTTATTGTTGTTGGTACTGCACTTGCGTTATCATTAGTAATAACTGTATGAACAGAACCGTTATTGCTAACCTTTGCAACGTGAGAAGCGTTTGTGCTATCTGCAAGTTGAATGTGATTTGCACCTGCGGTTACTTGGTCGATTTTGATTGTGTTGGCAGTTGTTTTAATACCAACATCATTAACTGAAACAGTTGGCATTGTGCCAATGTTTACTGTCGGTGTATTCTGCAAACTTACTTGAAGATTGCCTGTTGCGTCAACTTGTGCAATTTCAGTACCGTCTGTAATACGAGTGTATGGCGATTGTGCAGGATTTCCACCAAGAGCGTTTGCAACTACCAAACATTTTGCACCATTAACATCAACCACATCGGCAGTATCTACACCGTCAGTAATTTTAATTGGAATAGCAGTTGCAACGGTGTTATTTACTTCTGTCTGCATATTTCCATCAGCATCAACTTCAACTGCGTTTGCAGGATTGCTATTGTCAATGATTTTAACACCGTTGTTTACTTTGACATTCAAACCGTTTGTGTCTGAAATAAGAGTCCCTGCATCATCTACAAGTTTGACTTTGTTTTGTGTTCCGATTAGTTGTGTGTCGAGCGGATTTGAAGCGGAAACAAAATTACCACTACCTGCATCAACAATTTTAACACCATTATCGACTTTAACAGGAAGTTTGTTTGTGTCTGATATAGGTAATCCATTTTCATCAATAAGTTTTGTGTTTTGGTCGTTTGGAAACTTTGAAGCACCCATTTATCTCACCCCTTAACCTGTAATCGTAATTGTTGCAAAAGAAATAACTACATTTGCACCAAGAGTTTTACCTGCCGACACAACCTGGCAGGTAATTTTTGTAGCAACGTTATTTGTCGTAGCAGGTGCAACATCACCAAGTTGTACTGTTTTCAAACCTTCGATTGTAAAACTTTCATTTTGTTTGAGTTTGAATTGAAAGGTTGTCTTATCACCAAACAAAACTTTATACTCTGTTTCTGTCGCTTCTCGATTATAAAATACAATCGACTGAATAACTCTACGATATTCAACAGGAGTTGTGCCTGTTGTGTTTACCAAGTTCGGCATAGAATAGTCAGTTGTTGACGTAATAACAGCCGATACCGAAGCAGGTAAAGCGGTAATTGTTGCCATTTTAGAACACCCCCATTATTTGCGTAACTAAAAGATATTGATTTGTTGTTTCTACTTTATCGTCAGTGTCGTTAATAGCCGCAATTATAACCCCACGTTCTCTTTCATAATCATCGGCTTTTATCACATCTCCGTCTTTCCAATCGTAAATCACAGTTGGGTCAGTCGTAACTTTTGCCATAACTATTATACCTCCTTTTTAAGGTTTTTTAACCTTAAACTCTAAACCGAATCCGAACAACTCTATTTGTTCATCTTGTATATTTACAAATTTTACTTTTGCTCTGCGACACTTTCCACGAACACGAGCCTTTTGCACAGACAAAGTTTTTTCTCCAAACTCGTCTTCTCCAAGTTCCCAAACTCCAAACGTAGTGCCATGTTCAAAAATAATATTAGGACTAATAGTAACTACCCAAGTAGCAATATTATCTATAACTTTTGCTTCTCCATATTCAGGGTCTAACACTAACAAGTTATCAGAATACACACTTGTAATAAATTCAGCATCGTGCGTATCGTAACATCTTCCAAGAACGTACAATCTACGCAATTTTTTGAAATTAAATGCTTTTGATAAATCAAAATACTTACTTTCCACAATCATATTATACGATAAACCTGCGTCTGTGTATATACTTGGATTGTTTTTGTATAATTTCACATCTTTGCTTAATGAGAATACATCTTGCCCATCTTGCAAAAACTGAACAAAATTTAGTTTATCAGACGTGTCTTTTACCCACACGCCTTTTTCGTAATAGTATCGGTAAATCGTTTTATCATCAGGATAACACAACCAATACTGCGAATCGTAATTTAATGCACAAGCGTTAGCGACTTTTTTGACTTCGTTTTTAATTTTAATGTCTACACGCTGTACATTTAGTTGGTCAAGTTTGAACGTAGATGGGCGTAATGAGAACACACCTTCTTCGGAAAGAAACGTAACAACGTTTCCTGTTAAAACTGCCGAGCGTGGTGCAACACAACCAATTTGGTCATTGATTAAGTTAATAGAAAACTCGTCTTTTGTTTTTCCTGTAAGTATGTGAATAATACTTTTTGAAAAGACGACAAGATAATCGTGAAGTCGAACTACTGCTGTTATAGGTTCTTGTTTACCTGTGTCAAAACGAAGTGTATTTACTTGCGGAAAATATTCAGGATTATTAACATCTGAAAAGTAAAGTTGTGTTGGTTCGTCAGGGTCGCCAAACAACATTAACCTATCCCAATGAAGTCGAATACGATTACATTTTTTAGCACCTGCTACTTGTTGTTCAAGAACATCACCATCTTCACGAAACGGTTTAACCTGAACTCCTTGATAAATATACTCGGCAGTATGAGATTGTGTTGTATTTGATACTGCAAATTTTACTTCAATTTTGAAATCGTAGAATCCTGATTCAGCAGGTCTAAACGTAAATTTACTTTGATTTGGAGATGAGTTTTGAATAAAACTACCGTATTTAGAATTTGCAGAGTACCAACTTGGATACCACTTTAACGTAAATTTATCTCCTGCAACCGTAGGCGTAGCCAAAGTAATTTTAGTAGAACTTGTTTCAGTAAACCCAACACCTGTAACAAGAGCGTTACCATTGTTGTCATAAACTTCAATACTATTTGTATTTGGGTCATAAGACGAACCGTTTGAAATAGTTAGTATAGTTGTACCTGCCGATGGTGAAAAAGACAACGTTTCTTTTCCTTCTAAACCTGATTTTCGATAATAAAAAGTGTAATTTTTGAAATAATACTCTCCTGGTGGAATAGTCAAACCGCTTGGATTCTCAATAACGTGTGTTGAAACTACAAAACGTTTATCAACTTCTGCGTTAATAAGAGTTCTTTGTGTACTTTCTTCTTGAAACGTCATACCTTTTACATCGAATTGCGTTACTTGTGTTAAAGCAGGATTGATTGTGTCAACCATACCAAACCCAAGTAACGAGTTTGTTCCAAGATATTTTAACTCGTTTGTGTTTGGCTCGTAAGGTACGATAGTGGAAGCACTATAAACGCCTGTTATTTCATCTACCGAAACTACCACAATATCTGTTCCTGTTGCAACGTACAACTTATCGTAGTATTGTACTGCTTCAATAAGGATATTGTCAGCAAAACCTGACGACATACCTGTTATGTTAATAAGAGTTGCAGAGTTGTTTAAGTTGTTCATTTTCTTTACATACAACTTACCGTCTGCCGCAAAAATAACGTCAGGTTGGTCTTTTCCTTTTCTGTAAAAAAAGAAAACACTCTGTGCGTTTTCAGTCGGAAGTCCTGCTGTTGTGAGTACGTCACGACCTGTTCTCTTTTTAACAGAGCCACGAGAGTTAAGTTCTACATTTTCCATTTGTGTAAACTCGTTATCGCTTAAACGTTCGTTAGACGTTTCTGTGTTCAATCCACCTGAAAAGTCCATGTATGCTTCAAACTCTTTTAGTGCAGGGTTTACGTTAATGCTTTGACGTGCCATATCGTCACCACGCTTTCCACCAAGTATAAGGCGGTTCTACTAATTCGGGTCTGTCTTCCCACTGTGCTGTAATTTTGTCACCAACAACAGGTTCTTGAACGTTTACAATTTCAGTAAGTGTAAACGACTTATCATTTGTTGTAAACAAAGTTGTCTGAACATTGTTGATATATACTTTCAAATTAGACTTATAACCATCTTCATATCCACGTTTTGTAACTGCATATGTGTTATTGTCCGTAGCAGTTTTTGTGTATTGTTGCGTATTACTATCGTCACGAAACTCCATTGGTATATCGTAGTTTTCAATAAATCCTCGCAAAGCATCTTCAAATTGCGATAGATAAGAGTTCTTTTCACCAATACTACTTTCACTTGCCTGATACATAGCACACGCATAAAGTATAGGAATTTCGTGATATTTTTCAGGAAAGTCAGGACTTGCAGACAAACTTGATGTTAAAAATTGACTAAACACCGCTCTCGCTTCAATCGCCATTTTGTTTTGTCCTGCATTTAACCATTGAATGGCAGTTGCAGTATCAACCACATCATCTACGTTTGCGTTTAGTAATGTTATCATTTGAGATACGTTCAACTTGCTCTACCCCCTCTATTGGCGGTTTGAATGTGTCTAAAAGTTGTTGCAATAACTCATTTGTTTTCTTTTGTTCTTCTACCATTCGATTGATTTGATAATCAAAATAAACATCTGCTTTTGTAATAGGTTGCATAGTATCACCTTTCTGTTAAAAAACCCCCTTGTTTAGCAAGGGGGTCTTTGTTTTAACAATCCCACTTACGCAAGGCTTTGTTAATGCGTGAGTTAGGGTCTTTTGCAGTTTTTGCACTCGTTAGTTTGCTTTTCATACCTTCCATTCGAGAACAAAAGGAATCTCTACGAGAAGCAGATTTTTCACTTTTTGCCGCTTGTTCTTTGCTAACAGGCGGTTTTAAGTTACCGCCTGTCGCTTTGTTGTAAGAAGCACGACCCTTTGCGTTCAGACCGCCTTCGGGATTCTTACCTTCTTTACGTTGCCAAGCAGGACTTTTAGCCATAAGTTATTACGCCCCTGACGAGCCGATGATACCTCTCCAATCAGACCAACCGTAGGAGAAACGCATACGACCTTTGTATTTTGCAATATCAGTGTCGAAGTCTGTTTCGTTTTTGAAGGAAAGTTTTTCTCTCCAAAACCAATTCAACTGATGAACTTGGCTGTCTGCAACAAACCAAGCGTTAGGGTTTGTTAGGTAGTCAAGAACAACAACTTTCAAACGACCACGCAAAGCGTTAATATCGTTTTTAGCAAACTCACCTGCACCTGCACCACCAGGAATAGTGGAAAGTGTGGAATCCATCAATTTAATTGCATCGTATTCTAACCCACGAGGTACAATAAGAGTGTCAGGGTTCATTTGAATTTTCAATCCACGCTCGTCAACTTGTTGCGAAGCAAGTATAAGTGCGTCTTCAAGATTACCTTCGTTTAGTGCAACAGCACCAAGACTGTTAGTAGCAGTTGAACCGCCAAGAAGGTTGTGGTTGCCAATCAATGCTTCGTTAGTACCTTTGAAGTCAATGCGAGTTCCTGTGAAAGCATTGTTAAGGATTTCTGCCGCTTTGGTTTCGATTGTCGCACGAGCCGCACGAGCAAGAGCCTTCGGCATTTTGTTGATAATTTGATATTGCTCATCATCAACCATTTCTTTCTCAATCTGAAAACCTTTCGAGAAAGTTACGTGCTTATAAAGAATAGTGTCAGTAGTTGTTGGGTCTTCGTATTTGGTAGCGTCAAGCGAACCTTTTTCTTCCCAAAGACCAAAACCGCCCATACGCAAGTCAGTTTCGATTGCTTTTTGTGAACTCATGATGTTAAGAAGGTTAGAGTATTGTTCAGGTTTTTCGTTGTAAGTTTCCAAGAAAATTTTACGAAGTCCTGGCTCTAACAATTTTCCATAATTACCGCTATTTACAGACATTTATTTCGCCCCCTTTATTATTTGAATGTTCCACCTGTAATTTGTACTTCAACAATCTTTTTTACTGTGTCAATAACAGCAATAACTTTGTAGATTTTACCTGCACCTGCGTTTGCACCATCAATCGTTTGGTCTGCAAGAATAGCATACGCAGTACCAACAACAGGTGTTGCACCTGTGTACGGAGTTTTGTAAATTGCTTCTTGCGAATACTTAACTTGACCTGTTTTAACAGCAACACCAACACNTTCAAATACTGCGGATTCTAAAACTCCAAGAACCTCTGTGTCAGCCGCAACTGCTTTTACCAACTCTTGCGAACCATTTAACTTAACTACATCGCCTTTTTTAACTCCTGCGGCAATATAAGCATCTGCCAANTTAAAGTTTTTAGCAGGTACTACGCCATCGCCACTTGTTGCATAAGAAAATTCAAAAGCCATTTTGGTTTACCCCCTTATTTGTATTTTATATAGTCTGCTTCACTTAATCCCATCATTTTTGCAACATAACGTTCTTCGTCTGAAAGAGTTGCTGTGTCCGAAGTTTTCATGCTTTGTGGCGGTAAGCCGCCTTTCTTTCTCCCCGATATTTCTGCGAGAGCGTCTTGTTTAGCCGATTCTTTCAGACTTTGCGTTATTTTATCCCCATGCAGAGCGAATACCGCTTGTTGCAAAGGAAATTCAGGATTTTGCAAAGTTTCTAACAGATAGTATTTTGCATTGTCTAATTCGTCTTGGGTAAGCATTGGAAATTGTTGGTTCAGTTGCTCGGCTTCTTTATCCACACGAGATTTCCAATTCATAAACTCCATTTGATTTAGACGCTCTTGAAGTTGTTTTTGTGACTGCTCATATTGAGTGAGTTGTCGCATAACTTCAATAGGTACACCTTGTTCTTCTGCTTGTTTTGCAACTGCCGCTTCCTGTAACTGCTCGTATAACTGTTCAACAGGCATACCGTACATATTCGACAGCATTTGTGCCATTTGAAATTCAGGTGCAGATTGACGTTGACGGTCTAACTCTTGTTGTACTCTTTCTTCAATCTGTTTTTGCCTACGTTGTTCAGCATAGTACGCATTTTTTTCAGGAGTTTGCGTATTAAGTTTCTCCTGCGTTTCTTGTTCATTTTTCTGTTCTGTTTCCGTAGATTCTGTTTCTGTTTCTGTTTCGGTTTCTGTTTCAACCTCTGTTTCGGTTTCTGTTTCCGATTCTACGTCACCTTCTTCATCAGCATAGTCAGATTCATCTAATTGATAATCTTCAAGCGACATAGGTTCGTATTTTTCATTTTCATTCATACTAATACCCCTTTCCCTTTTTACGCTTGGGTAGCGAAGTTTTGATTAGTGGTGAGTACGACACCAACCGCTTACACTAATCTATCAATAATATACCACAAGTTTTCAGAAAATTGCAACTACTATTTTTTATTACATTCCACGAGCCATATTCATCATAGCCATTTGACCTGTTACACCTTCGGGTGCTTGTGTTTCGGCAGGTGCAGTTGGCATTTGTCCACCTTCTTCACCTTGACCTAAAAGTTGTTGTGCTTGTGTGTATGCAATTTGTTGTAACTCCTGTGGACTTACGCCTTGCATTTGAAGTTCAGCAATCGACATAGCAAGTTGTGTAGCAACACCAACAATATCTTGCGTCTTTTGTTGTTCCATTTTTACTCTATCTTCTTCCATACGCTTTAATATATCTTCTTTCATATCAAAGTCTTGGAATCTTACCCATTCTTCGGGAGTGATAAGAGGTGGGTTGTATTGGAACTGACCTTGTAACTGCATGAGTTGGTCTGCTTGTTGGCGTTTAGACGCTTGTGTTACAGGTGCTTTTGCGTATACGTCTGAACGAACTCTCCACTCCATATTATTAGTTTCCCAATCATCAAAAGGTTGGAACTGCTCGAACTGTTGCTCTCCGTTTGGCATAGTTACAGCCATCGGTCTTTTATCTTTCCAATTATAAATAATCGTCAATGCAATCAAGTTTGATAGTTTTTCAACAAAACGGTCTATTTGAATCATCTTATCTTTGTCACGCACAGTTGCACGTTCGATTAGTGATGTTACCCCTGTTGAAGTTGTTAGTGAACCAACAGAATCTCCAACATATGCTTCGTTTAATCCTACCATGTCTTTCATGTCGCTTTTCAGCCTATCTTCTAATTCAAACACACCTCTTGGAATATCTTGTGGTTGTAGCGTAAAGATAGAGTTACGAGGGTCAGAGTTGGTAGTCCATACTTTTCCTGGCAACGTTCCTGTCTTGGCTAAATCAGCCGCATTGATACCACTTTCACGTGCCACAATTTTTTGTGGGTTTTGGTGTAACGTTCCGATGATTGCCGCTATTTGTGCTGTACGGTTGATAATCTTTTGATTTTCAAAGATGTCCATAATAGTAGACGTTCCCCATATGGAGTTTTCTTCATGCTCGTCTACATACTCTGCAAACGGATAAACGTTTGGTTGCATATTTTCACGCTTTAATAGAATAAAATCTAAATCTCGTAAGTAATACGTACAATCTAAACGCCACGTACCGTCTTCTTGATAAATTTTTTCCCAATGGTGATGTAGTGTCACCATTTCATCGCCTTGTACATTCAATCCATTGTTTAGTGGATTGCTTTCACGTTGGTAGATTGTACCACTTTCGTTATCTGAAACACCGAGATTATTAATATTGAGTGCTTTTAGTTTTTTAAGCGTTCCTTTTTCTTCACAGTATTTCACAAATTCAGGATTGTTCTTAATTTCTTTTAGCGACAAAATCTCGGTTACTTCGATAAATTTACAAGATTGTAATTCATAAGCATCAGGGTCAGGAAAAAAGTTTGCAATCGGAATACGCTTTACGCAAATTTTACCTGAATAGAGTTGATTGTTAGGGTCGTAGGGTTCGTTATACACACCACCTACATACGCATCATCGTTATACACATAAGCAATAGACGTTCCTTGTAACAATCCTCTATCTATTATACCTCTAATTGTGTACGGAACGTTCTCTACTTCCCATACGTGGTCATACGCCTTTTGTAATTTGGTAACTTGCTCTGCGTATTGTGGGTTTAGCGGTAAAAAATTTGCTCTGCCAATCGCACTTGCCAAGTTTGCTCTCTTTAACTGACGAATATAGCGAATGTAGTTGGTGACAGGTTTTGGAATCCACGCAGGAATACTTGCTTGTTTCCATTGTTCTCCTCTATCAAACATATCAAGTTCTGCCCACAGTCTATGCTTTTGTGATACGGAATCTTCGGCTTTGCGGTAACGCTGTGTCAGTATTTTAATTACATCAATATCCTGTTTCTTCTTTGCCACGTTCAAACCCCCTCAAATATTCATACGTATCTTGTTCCATATATTCAGGAACTTCGCCTTTTGGTGCTTCTTGTTCTTTTTGCTCTTGTTTTGCCACATAACGCAAGTCTGAAAGATTAATTGCGTAGTTTTCGCTTAAAAAACAATCTATTTTTTGCAAAATAGCGTTTTTTACCTGTGCAAACTCTGTTTTTTGCAACGGAAACGTTACATAATACCCATCTTTGAAGAAAAAAGTGTAGTTTTCTGTCGGAAAAAGCGTTTTTCGTTTAGACATAACTTAAAAAATCTCCTTTTTTGTCGTATTCTTCTTCGTCTTCATCTTCAATATACCGTTTTGGCGGTATTTTTGCAACATTTTTTAGTAATTCATGGTCGTCAGGTAGTCGCATAAGTGCGTAACGTAGTGCATCGAGAGCGTGGTCGCCCCTTTTTATCGGTTTTTCATCTAAATTCTTGTTGTTATCCATCGAAACTTCGGGAAATTTATAGTTTAGACCTTCTTTTATGAGGTTTGTGCAGGTATTGAACACTTTTAGTTTGTTGTTATTGATGTAAGAGTTCACTTTTAGTAGTCCTGCTTCGATAGAATTGTTGCCTTCGGTGAAAAATAGACCGTACTCTGCGTATAGTGCCTGAACAGATTTACCGTTTATCGGGTCACTTTTGTTTCGTGCCGATGGGTCTATGACCATGAAACGTAAACGCCCATATGGAATTTGCTCTACTTTTGGTTTTAAGTGTTTTGCGTGTTCGGGTACTGTTCGGTTTGGCTCGTAATATTCATCATAGATATACACCACACCGTCTGTTGGGTCAATCGCACCGAAGGGTACTGCTGTTGGGTTACGCAATCCATGGTCTAACGCAACAAACCGTTCCCAATTCTGCGGTATTTCAAACGGACTGACGATTGTGTTAGCAAAATTCGGGTACACCATACCTTCGCTATGCTCGAATGAACCTAAAAGGTAACGTTTTACCCACCATTCAGGCTTACCTTTGCTGTTAATCTCGATAAAGTCGGGCGGTAGGAACTTGTTGAGTTCGGTTTTCCAAATAAAAGTCGTAATATGTTGGTTAAAATCATGATGTTCGGGGTGTTTCGGATTTTTTCGCTTCTCGTTATCTACGAATATTTCTTTAATCCAACCTAAATCGGGGTTGGAACAGACTGCAAACAGTTTGTTCTTTACGAATGGGTCACGAATACGTGTTAAGAGTTGGTCGTAAATAGAACGCTTAATACCTGACGCTTCTTCCATGTGAACTAAACCTGCGTTAATGGAACGCAACTTTTCTTCATCGTCACTTGGGATTGTGTAGAATACGAAACCGTTTTCCAACTCGATTTCTCCGTCTGCTTTATTATACCTCTTTATAAGGGGTGGTGGGCAGACTTCATTGAAGAACGTTTTTAGGGTAGTACGCTTCAACTGTTGTAGTGTTGGTGCTGTGAGTAAACCTGTGCCTTTTGGGTTTTCTAATGCTCGTAGAAAGATTTCTTGTAAACTTGTTTTGGATTTACCTGAACCGTACCCTCCGAAGAATCCTACGATTTGTAGTTTATTTTCTTGTTTAAGTTGATGTGCTTTTAGTTGGTAATCTTGCGGCTCGTAGTTGAGTTCGATGGCGTTACAATTCGGGCAAATAAAGTAAGCAGGGTGTTGGTCTTGTGGTTGTTGTACGTTGGTTGTTCGGCAATTTCCACATAACATATCACTCACCTGCTGTTCTATCAATGCGGTGTAGCACGATGATTTTGTTTGTGTCGATGTTGTTTAAGATACCTGAAAGTTCGTTAATCTGTTTAGCCGCATTTACGTCACCACCGATGGCTTCACGTTCGAGTGACTGAAAGGCTTTTCGCTGTGCGACCTGTGCATTGAACGCCATCTGTGCTTTGATGTACTGCTTGGTTGTGTCCAGGTTGAGAAAATCTTGCCATAGTTTCTTATTGCCGATTTCAAGCGTTTCGGTTAGTTCAATAGGTGTGAGATGTAGCGTGTGTTCCGAATGTTCTTCAAATTGCTCGGCAAGTCGCAACGTAATCTCTTTTTCTTGCGTTGACATATTTTGGTAACTTGGTGAATTTTTAATCATGTCTTTTAACATAGACTACCACTCCTTTACCTATTAGTATACAATGGATTGTTTGTTTTGGGTAGGGGTTAGGGGAGGTTTGCAGGTTTGGGGGTGGGGGCGTAAGGTCAAGGTCAGCGTGTTTCCATAATTTTCCAGCCCACTCCCTCACTTTAACGCTTTAACGTATTAAAGTGTTGACGTGTTAAAGCAGTAAAGCATCAACACATCAACGTATTAAAGCGACACCACGCACTTTATTGTAGTAAAGCGTTGACGTATTAAAGCGTTGACGTGTTACACTTTAACGTATTAAAGTATTGACGTATTAAAGTATTGACGTATTAAAGTGATAACGTGGTGACGTGGTGACGTTATAACGTGGTAACTTATTACAATAATAAAGCAAAAAAAAGTTTGAGAATATCAAAAAAAGGTGTTGACATTCTATATATTATATAGTATATTAAGAGTATGAAAAGCAACACACCACGCAACACCAACAACACCACGCAACACCACGAAAGAAAGTTATAAAAAAGTGTTGACATACTACATTGAATATGGTATGATAATACTATAAAGAAAGCAACACAACACCACGCAAAACACACCACGAAAGAAAGTTAAAAAGAAAGTAAAAAAAGTGTTGACATACTACATTGAATATGGTATGATAATACTATAAGAAAGAAAGCAACACACCACGCAAGAAAGCAACAAAAAAAAAATAAAAAAAGTGTTGACATTCTACATTCTACATGATATAATAAGAATATAGAAAGCGACACAAAAAAAAACTAAAAAGGTGAGTGACTAAAATGAGAATGAAAAATGAAAAAGTAATTGAAAACTTTGTAAGTCGCAACAACAGTCGCAACATTGAAAGTCATACGCAAAACTTGTACACAAATAACGATGGCACAAAATTGATTAATTATCGCACAACACTTGCAAAATTCGACTTTGACACAATGACATTGTATGTCAACACAACAAAGTACAGTGTAACTACAAGTAAAATACAAAACTATCTAAAAAGAGAATTGCAATACTTGCACAATTTTAAGATTGAGTATGTAGAACATAAAGCATTAAATAACTAAAATGTTTCACGTGAAACAAAAAAACTAAAAAGGTGAGTGACTAACATGGAAAAATTGCAAGGTGTCAAAGTAGCAGGATATCGTGGAACATGGTATGAGATTGATAGACTATCATTAGATAGCGACAACATTTATATCATGTTGGAAAGTGAACAAGATGGTGACGAAGTAGCAGGTATCATTATAAATGATAAAGGTGTTGTTATTGTCGATGAAGCGTACGATAGTATAGAAAGCGAATTAGCAGGATATGTGCGACTATATGAGATTATGACTAACTAAAAAATTCCATCTGATGAGATGCAAAGTGGTTCTTTGTCGAATCTTGCCAAAAAATGGCAAGACATGGATAACCGATATCCTAAAAATAAAATAAAAAGGTGAGTGAAAAGTATGGAAAGCGAAAAAGTTTTGTCTATCATGGTGAAGGTGTCTGAATTCTTATTGAAGTGTGACAAGAAAGCAATCGAACACTACACAACATTTGAGAAGCGTACTTCAATTCGTGACAACATTCTAATTGTATCTTTTGGTGAGTATGATATTACATTCATTGAAGATGAAGGAAAAGACACCTATGCAATATATCTACATGGATACTACAAAAAATACCATACAATTATGAGTGAAAGACTTTCAGACAAGTATCATATTCTATGGTATAGCGACAAAAAATTTAACTACTATGCAATTAAAGGTGAAAATAAAATAAATGTACAATTAAATGGAATGTATAAAAATACAGACTTCACGTTATATGGTGAAGACGGACACAAAACACCTATAAACGACTTGCATGACTTGAAAAGACTATCAAAAAAAGTAGACAAAGAATTATGTGAAGAATTACTATTAATGAAATAATGTTCCACGTGAAACATAGCAAGGTGTTCAACACCTGGACACCTTGCACACTATAAAAAAGGTGAGTGACTATGATGA